GGGCCGTCATGGTCGAGAACGGCATCCACGGACACGTAGAGAGGATGTAGGACATGGAGAAGAACCTGCCGCCGCTCCGAACGCCGGAGCAGCGCAAAGAGGCGATGGCGAAGGCCGTCCACACGCGCCGCGAGCGCGCCGCGTTCAAGGCGGCGTGCAAGGCGGGGAACATCCCGCCCGAGGTCGCCATCGAGGCTCCCATCGCGCAGAGGCTCAAGGTCGACGAGTTCGCCCGCTCGTTCCCGGGCATCGGCCCGGTCACGGCGCAGAAGATCGTCGAGGTGTGCCACATCCGCGACGGCCGCCGCGTGAGCGGCCTGGGCTACATGCAGGGGCCGCGCCTCGTCGATGCCATCAAGGGCTGCATGACTGCGAAGGAGGACGGGCAGTGAGCATCAATCGAGTGAACATCACCGGCAACCTCACTCGCGACCCGGAGCTGCGCGCCACCGCGGGCGGGACGCAGGTCCTGTCCTTCGGCGTCGCCGTGAACGACCGCCGACGCAACGCGCAGACGGGCGAGTGGGAGGACTATCCCAACTTCGTCGACTGCACCATGTTCGGCAACCGCGCCGAGGCCGTGGGCCGTTTCCTTGCCAAGGGGATGAAGGTCGCCATCGAGGGCAAGCTGCGCTACAGCTCCTGGGATAAGGATGGCCAGAAGCGCTCGAAGCTCGAGGTGATCGTCGACGAGCTCGATGTCATGGTGCGCCGCGAGCAGGGTGCCTGCGCGCCCGTCGACGACCTCGCCGCGACCGTCCCGGCGCAGCCCGCGGCCCCGCAATGGAACGCCCAGCAGGCCTACGCCGCGGTCCCGCAGCCCGAGTTCTACGACGAGGACGTGCCGTTCTGATGAGGCGCGTACCCGACACCATCCGCGACCACTGGGAGGCGGCCCTTTTCGCCGCCTCCTTCGCCGCGGGCTTCCTGTTCTTCTCATCGCTTCTCTGGGGGTGGTTCTGATGGCCTTCACCGTGTTCGACAGCTTCGCAGAGGTCTACGACGACTTCGACGCGAGCGACCCCGAGGACCTGCGCGACCGCGCGATGCTCGCCGACGCGATCATGATGTACGGGCTGCACGGCGTCGAGGCCGACCTGCCGAAGCACCTCCGCCGCGTCTTCAAGGCGATGAAGAACGCCATCGACAACTCCAAGGACGCGCGCGGCAGGGGCGGCAAGGGCGGCCGCCCGCGCAAGAAACCAGTTTCAGACAAACCCGAAACGCAGGTTTCGGAAAGTGAAAACCTAGGTTTTTCAAACGGGAAACCAGTTTCAGACAAACCCGAAACGCAGGTTTCGGAAAGTGAAAACCCTAACCTAACCTACCCTGTCCTGTCCTGTCCTGTCCTGAACTGGATTGTGCTGAGCTGTCCTGTGATGGGGGCGATGCCCCCGCCGCGCCGCCCGAGTTCGAGCCGCCGTCTCTGGAGGAGGCCCGCGGGTACTTCGGCGCCAACTGCCTGAGCGGCGACCCGGACGCCTTCTGGGCCTACTTCGAGTCGCAGGGCTGGGTCAAGGGCAACGGCCAGCCGGTGAGCAACTGGGGCGCCCTCGCGCTCGACTGGTCCAGGCGCCAGAAGCGCATCGACGCCGATGACCGGGCGAGGGGCAAGCCCACCGCCTCGGAGGTCGAGGCCGCGACGTTCAGGCCGACCAGGACGCCCGAGGAGGCGCTGGCCGAGCAGGAGCGCCGGTGGGCCTCGGAGCACCCGGGCGTGGACCCGGCGAAGGTCGAGGCCCCGAGGGGCACGACCGCGGGCAGGGCCGAGTTCGGGCTGTACCAGAACGCGAGGAGGCTGCTGGCCGCCCGCGCCGCGTGCGAGAGGAGGGCGTCGTGAACCTCGACGCGATGGCGGCGAGCATCACGCAGGGCGACCACTCCTGCGGGAGGTGGGAGCCGTGGCGCGGGCTGTGAGGCCATGCGCCGGGCAGGCGGAGCTCGACCTGTTCGGGCCGCCGCGCAGGCGTCCCATCGACGAAAGCCTGCGCTGGCTCGTGAGGGTCTGGGGCTGCCGCGAGGAGGACGTCATGCCGCACCTCAGGCGCCTCTACGCCGAGTTCGCGGCATGGGAAGCCGACGAGAGGGCGAAGGTGCTCGTCGACTTCTACTGGCCGCGCCACAAGCCCGCGTTCGACGGGCTGACGCCAGGGCAGGTCGGGATGTACGACCGGACCATCGACTACCACACGGCATGGGACCGCTGCTGGGCGATCAGGCGGGGCATGGACCCGCGCGAGGCGCTGCGGGTCGTGTCGTGGGACTACGGGAACGACAGGCCGTCGAGGACGGCGGCCTAGGAAGGAGGAGGCCATGAGCACGCCGTACGGCAAGTGGCCTGAGGACGACCCGCGCCGCTGCGACGGGTGCAAATTTGCGGAGCGCGTCGAGCGCGTGATGGCGGCGTCGGGCGACGTCCGCACCGTGTACCGCTGCGCGAGGCGCCCGGAGTTCGTGCACCGCACGCAGGCCGAGGCCCGCTGCAACTACTGGGAGGCGCGATGACGGTCGACGGTTACCTGCTGAACCTGCGGACGTTCCGCAAGGTCGAGGACAGCAAGGCGCAGGCCCTCAAGCCGCTCGAGGAGGCGGCCGAGGCCTTCGGCGCGTGGCAGCTACACGACGGCGTGCGCCACAGCCAGATCATGACGGCGCGCCGGGCGTACCGCGTGGACCTCATAGACGAGTGCCTGGATACCGTGCAGGCCACCGTCAACCTGCTGGCAGCCGTCGGCGCCACGCAGGGCGAGGTCGACGACGCCATCCGGCGCATGGACGAGAGGAACTGTAAGAGAGGACGTCTGTGATGGAGACTTTGGAGCAGATCAAGGCGGATGCGGTCGAGGTGTTCTGCTACGACCGTGAGGTCAGGCCGCAGGACAGGGCGCACGCCTATCTGGGGAAGTACCGCGTCAAGCGCGGCTACAACGACACGGCGATGCAGGTCGCGGTGGTCGACATGATCGAGCGCGCCTACGAGGCGGGAAGGGCGGGAATCGCCGACGCGAACCTCGTGCAGAACCTGCGCCGCCAGCTGACGAGCATCGAGGCGACCGTCGGGGATGCCATCGACCTGCTCGACGAGAGCGTAGGGGGGGCGGACTGCGATGAGTGACTCGAGGGTCGGCGGCTACCCGATGGGGGTGACCGACGCCACGATAGAGCGCTGCTACGGCGGCACCCGTGAGCCTAGGATGTGCGGGAACTGCAGGCACTTCTGCGGCAGCGACATCCACGTCGACTACGGCTACTGCCACCTTAAGTTCGAGCGCGCCTTCGACGCCGAGGCGCCGGAGCGCAAGGAGGGCTTCTGGCGGCTGGCGAAGTGGGCCGTGGCGTGGCTCATGGAGAACCTGCTGTACTGCGAGGACGAGTGCGGCGAGTGCCGCGACTACGAGGAGTTTGGGTTATGAATATCGACATCAAGACCGCCGACGGCGAGGAGATCGAGCTGGGCGGCGCGTATTACGACGGACGCGGAACCGAGTACAGGGCGGTCGGTGTCAGGCTGGCCGACTATCGCCGTATCGCCAACGTGTCCCTCTCGTGCCTTACCGGCAAAGTAGACAAGCTCTGCTGCGTCTCGATGCGACCGAACGAGCTTTACTCCACCCCGCCCGATAGCTGGGAGAAGCTTGAGGAGGACTTGGGCAGAGGTGCGGACGCGCTGAATTACGAAGCGTGCGCCTATTTTGGCAAGAGTGCGTGCGACTGCTCATCGTGCATCGCCGATAAAGGGGAAACCTGCGAAAGGGTTGTCATGCGCGACATCGCATCCCGCATCCGCAAGCTGAGGGGTGAGGGCGATGCCTAGCGATTGTCCCTACTGCGGAAAGCCGCATTTCAACTTCGGCGATGACGAAGAGGGAGTCGAGATGTGGATAAATGAGCCAAATGACGGCGAGTATGTCATTGTTGCCGACCCGCCGTTCGCATGGAGCACCCCGATTAACTTCTGCCCGTTCTGCGGGCGCAAGCTGGAGAAGGTGAAGGCTGATGCTGACTAACGACTTGGTACCGTGCTTCGTCCAGATGTTCAAGACGGACTCGAAGACCGGCTACGAGAAGGCGCTGCTCGTCGGCGTGTTCGACAAGACGACCACCGACCTCGACTGCTGCATATCCTCGAGCAGCAGGGATACGTGTAAAACCCGTCAGCCGGTTGCCGTGGTCATGTGCAAGGATGGCCGCCTGCAAGAGGTGAATGTACGGAGGGTCGTCATTGACGGCTCAGACGAAGTGTTCGATATGTACGCGTGGATGTTCAACGAGAACGACATAACCGAGCAGCTCGGATTCCAGCGCAAGGAGGACTGATGGACGAGATCGAGCTGAAGCCCTGTCCGTTCTGCGGTGGCGATGCTGAGATGCAGCAGGGCAAGTATCAAGGTCTGCGCACCTTCTACGTGAGCTGCTTGGGATGCGGCGCACGGACGGACCTAGAGTACGCCGAGGAGTTCGCCGCAGATCTATGGAATGAAAGGGTGAGCTATGCTGACTAAACGAGCGATGATTTCTCAGCCCATGGCCGGCAAGACCGACGAAGAGATCGCGGAGGCGAGGGACAAGGCGCACGCCAAGCTGCGCGAGATGGGCTACGAGTTCGTGAACACCTTATTCACTGACGAGTGGTACAGCGACGAGGCCATGGAGGAGCGCGGCGTGGTGCAGGTCCCGCTCTGCTATCTCGCGAAATCTCTTGAGAACATGAGCCTGTGCCATACGGCCTACTTCTGCAAAGGCTGGGAGGACGCACGCGGATGTCGCATCGAGCATGATGCCGCCGTCGCGTACGGGCTTGAGGTGCTGTATGAGGATTAGCGATGAAGAGCGCCGCGAGGCCGTCGAGTTCCTGCGCTCCGGCACGTGCCTATACTTTGCCGAGCATCGAAAATTGGAGCTCGATTGCAACCGGTGCATGAAAGTGAGCACGATGCTTTTCGGCCACTACGATGCGCTTTGCGAGTTGGACAGCTGCGGGACCGATGTGTGGCAAAGACTTGCCGACCTCATTGACCGCCCGAGCGAGAATATCGAGCGTCCTCGGTGAGTTGGTCCCCGGCGCTTGATAAGGTTCTGCCGTGGCGGTCGAGCTTTAGGGGGTATGCGAATGGCTGGTAGGCCACCTGTAGGAGATGGGCCAAAAGGCCCATCTACAAAGTTAACACATCCGTTGAGGGACGAGTGGGCGCTCCGGAAGGGGCGCTCCTCTTACGTCCTTTGGACGGACGAGATGATAAGGCGGATGCAGGCGCACCCGGAGCGGACGGCGGCGGAGATCGCGGCGGAGCTGAGGGTGACGCCGAGCGCCGTGAGGCACGCGCGGCAGCGGTACGGGCGCTTTTCGACCGGAACGGATGGGCTGTGCATCGTGTGCGACGCGCGGCCCGTGTTCGACACGTCGGCGCAGGCGAAGAAGTGGAGGCTGTGCAAGGGGTGCTATCTGGCGGAGCGGAAGAGGCGGCTCGAGGAAGAGGCGGAGAGCAACCGCATACGTCAGGCCGCGCACAGACGGCAGAAGCCGGACGGAGACGCCTGAGAGGCTGGCCGAGGCAATCGGAATCAAGCCGACCAAGGTCGAGTAGCCGAAAGGCCCCGGGAAACCTGGGCCTTTTCTTTAAACGTTACCCCCTTTTTACGCTCGTGGGCAAACGCACGCGCTTGTCCACGTGCGTAAAAAGGGGGGAACGTACGCGTTTCCATAGGGCTATCTACCAGCGAAAACGTGATTTTGTGGCGGGAAAAGGGCGTGAAAAACTGACCAAGGATGGCATCGAGGATGCCGTCCGACTGTGCCGTGCCGGAATGACCGACAGGGACATCGCCGCATATCTCGGGGTCGCACGCGAGACGTACAGCCGCTGGATCAACCACCCCAGAACAGACAATCAGCGTCAACTGTGTCACGTTCTAAAAAAGGCCGAGGTCGAGCGCAAGGCGACGCTCGTGGGCCGCATCATGGACGCGAGCGACGACAGCTGGCAGGCGGCGGCGTGGCTTTTGGAGCGCAAGTACCCGCAGGAGTACGCCAAGGCGCAGCGCATCATGGACACCACCGACACGGCGGTGCTCAAGGCCGCCAAGGAGCTGGTGCTGTCCGTGCCGTCCTCAATCGGCGGGGACGAGTAGCCG